GCGGTGGAAATCGCTGATACGGTAGCCGAGGAGCGAGGCTTTAGGGCGTCACTGGACAAGCAGATTGAAGCTGCGAAGGTGAGGCCAACCAGCAAGCCATTTGCGTGGCAGCAACCAGCACCGAGCGGATAATTCAGGATGACGATAAGGGTGGATGCAAATGATAGACACAATAAAAACTTGCGGGATAAACGGGGCCGTTCTAGGCGCGACCACCCTTGATTCCGTGGAAACTGGCCTGTCGATCTTGCTGCTCGCAATCACGATTGCGTGGACATCGGTTAAGCTCGCGAAGCTATTAAAAGACAAATGAAAGATAAACTAAAATCACGGAAACTGTGGATGGCGATTGGCGGCTTGTTAACTGTCATGGCCACTGAATGGTTTAACCTGTCACCGGAGTTGTCAGAGCAAGTAATCGGGGCAGTCATAATAATTGTGCCAGCCTACGTTGGCTCCCAAAGCATAGTGGATGCGATGAAGGAATATGCTGCGAAGAAATGATATTGGAAGCATTGAAGGGGTTAGCGGCTCTGCCGAAGTTGGTAGAAGCCGTGGAAAGAATCGGAGACAAGCTGGATGACAAAGCGGCACTGGAACGGTTGGGGGAGAAGCGTGATCGTAATCGCGCTGCTGTTGACGGGGTGCTTGTCGCCGCGTCTGGACAACGGGGAGAGGATGATAGCTCACCCGCAGTTTCAGGCGGCGACACTGGCGGCTCCTGAATGGGTGCGGGAAGCATTGGATATTATAGCTGAACTGGAGTCAGAAATAGAACGAGGAGATTGATTATGCCGAAAAAGGGAACGAGAGCCGGGGCTAGAAAGCCGCCCAAGGGTTCGCTCAGTGGGCGTTCCGCTGAGCAGCAAAAAGTCGATAAAGCATTTGGGATTCCGATCAAACTTATTAAGGGCGTCATGGGGGCCGTAGACCCACGCCTTGCTGAAACCAAGAAGGCGCGTGCTTCTCGACTAGCGGATGAGGCTTTTGCAAAAGAGTTAGGGAAGCTGTCTAAATTTTGGGACTCACCACTGGACAAGTCTACGGGTCGCTTCCATGAGCGCGTAAAGGTTTACAGGGAGCGGTATCGTTCCCAGAAGAAAAAGCCTGCCAAATCCGGCAAGAAACCAGCAAAGCTAACCACGCCGCGTCGTAAAAAGTAATGCCAAGGAATACTAAACAGGTCGCAGACGGCGATGCGCGGTTCATGGGGATCGCGCCAAGGCTCGACCCTGCCTCGCTACCTGAAGGCATGGCGAGTGAGGCTCGCAATATGCGCTTCCGCAACGGCGTGGCTGAGAGCCGTAAGGGTATGTATAAATGCCCTTGGGTAAATAATATCACGCCGGAGATCGACTCCAAGGTGCGTCCGTTTGGCGAGGTTCACGGGGTCGGCGTATTCCGCAACCCGAACAACTTGGAATTCGTAATCATCGCGGCGGATAACACGGTCTACTACACGCGGCAGAACAATAACCCGATTGAACTGGCCCTGCCAACTGGTGTGAGCATCACCGGCACAGTCAATTTCACGCAGGCGTTCAACAAGATCATCATGTGGCGCGGGGAAGACTTCGCGCCGCTGGTGATGACCAGTGAAGACACTGGCTTTGTTGATCTCGTTGATCAGTGGGACAGCACAGCGGCCTACGCTGTTGACGACGAGGTATCCTTTGGGCCACTCGTTGCCGTTACGAGCATCACGCACACGGGCGGTGTAGCAACAGTGACCACATCAGCCGAGCATGGTTACTTGACTGGCGCGGATGTGACGATTGCCGGGTCGAGCGACACGGAATTTAATGGACGCTTTAACGTGACGGTGACCAGCGCGACTGAGTTCACTTACGAAGTTGCGAGCAGCACCAGTCCTGCGGGCGGCACGATCACGGCGACTAACAATCAGGATTACTATGCCTGCACGGTGATAACGAGTGCAGGCGAGAGTCCGGTCACGACGAGCGGAAGCTGGAGTGCGTTAAACACGATCATGCCTAACTGTACGCACGGCGTGTTCATTGCGAACAGGCTGACGGCCCCCACGCGCTACGACGCCTCCTCGACGGCATACGGAAACCATCGTCAGTTCATAGCGGTTAGCGATTCCTTGGATCACGCACACACGTTTTTTAATCAGATATTCAGAATCAACTTCGGCTCGGACAGCGAAATACGTGACCTGCTTGTTTATGACGAAAACCGACTGCTCATCTTTACCGACAAGGATGTGAGCATGGTCACTGGCTACATCATCACCAACGAATCGCCGGGAACTAACACTGCGTTCAGTTCAGGCGTCAGCATCCAGCCAGTCATTCGTAACTACGGCGTGAGCGGCAGAGGCGCAGCAGTGGTGGTAGGTAGTGACGTTTACTTTTATGCGAGCCGCCGAGGCGTCGTGAGTCTGGCCCAGACGGAGCAGAGCAAAGTGCGCGGAGTGGATATGCCACTCAGTGAACCTGTGCAGCCACTGATTGATCGCATTGATCCTAGACATGAGGACAAGATTCGGTTGGCGTGGTGGGACAATAAACTTTATGTCGCATTGCCCCTCGATGACGGCAGTAGCGGGAACAATGCGCTACTCGTTTACGACTTTATAAATCAAAGCTGGGTGAGCCACGACAGTGGCACGGCAGTAACACCAGCCGAGTTCTTCGTTGCACAGTACAATTCCGCACAGAGACTGTTTTATGTAGGCACAGACGGTTTCATCAATCTGGTTGAGGAAAACGATTCAGGCGATGACCTCGCTGACTTAACGCAGGCAGACGGGCTGGCGACTACAGACTTTGAAAGCTACCTGCTCACTCGCGGCTACCACACCAACGACATTGACCATCGGGAGTTCAAGACGGCTGCGGTGAACATCTCAACATGGAATCCTAATTTCACTGTCAAGGCAAAGACCGATGGAGCGAATGAATCGCAGACATTGGTGAGTAATCGCACCAAGAGCAGGTTCAATTATTATCGGCCATTTGATGCTGCTCCGTATCTGGAGCATAACGATAATGCCGATCACGCTGACCCGTACCGCGAGGATTACAGCGTCGAGTTGGATGTAGACGCTGACACGATTATGACTGAGGGCGGCGATGTTATTACCGCGGAGGACGACAGCGAACTGGTCATCGAAGGATTGGTTGGCGGCTTTGTCCTTGGCAGTGCTGGTGTAAACTTCAACCGCTTTCAGGAAACGCTCGAACCATTTGCACTGACACCGCGCATGGGACGATACACTCAACTGGAGTTAAGCAACACATCGGGGCGGATTAAAATTAATCAAGCAACATTAACAAATCAGCAGGGCGACCGAACAATCGGCGTCAAATCATGAGGGTAATATTATGGCGGTAAGCGCAACTGTAACAGCGGGTAAAATTTTCTCAGCAGACGAGGTGGTAACGATTAGCGAGCTTAACAAGCTCGGCACACCCACCGTGGACATCTCTGGCGCAGTTGGTGCTTTGAGTTTGGCAGACGGTTCAGTTACCAACGCCAAAATCCAAGCAGCCACCGGCATTCAGTATGACAAGTTAGAGACTCTGGCTACCGGCGAACTGGTGGTGGGCAACGCTGGCACAGCCACGGCCACGGCCTTGAGCGGTGACGCGACCATCGCCGCTGGTGGTGCAATTACGATTGCCAATGATGCGGTTACGACGGTTAAGATTCTGGATGACAACGTAACGACTGCAAAGATTCTTGATGCCAACGTAACGACGGCAAAGATTCTTGATAACAATGTCACGCTGGCAAAGCTAGATGATGGCACTCAGGGTGATGTGCTTTACTACGGGGCCAGCGGTGCGCCTGCCCGTTTGAGTGCAGGCACGGATGGGCAGGTTCTTGAAAGCGGCGGTGCTGGAGCTAATCCAAGCTGGGCGAACACCGGCCCCAAGGGCATGGAGGTATTTACTGCTGACGGCACATTCACCGTTCCTGCAAAGGTAACTTCCGTCAAGGTGACGGTTGTTGGGGGTGGCGGTGGTGGGCGGAGTGAATCAAATCCCGGTTCGCAAGGAGGAGGAGGTGCTGGGGGTGCGACCATAGAGGTCATTACGGGACTGGTTCCAGCCGCAGATATTACAGTTACAGTTGGTGATGGAGGGGCTGTGAACACCGACGGTGGAGACTCTTCGTTCGGGGGATACTCTTCGGCAACAGGTGGGGCGAAGGGAGCAACCTCTTCGGGCGGCGCGGGTGGCGTTGGCTCCGGTGGAGATATTAATTTTACAGGCCAGAGTGGTGGTGAAGGATTCACGAACGCCGGTGGCGCGGCGTTCGGGGGAAACTCTCTGATGGGATTCGGCGGGAGGGAATCAACGGGGACTCAAAAGAATGCCGTCAACTACGGTGGTGGTGGGGCAGGATCGCACGACAACACCGCATCATACGCTGGCACAGGCTCAGGTGGTATCGTCATCGTGGAGTATTAGGAGTGAAACCGTGGCAGGAAGCAAAGAGATGGCAGATGAAAAACTCGGACATCCCGTTCGAGGTGGTCTTGGCCGACTACATGGACAACGGCTACGTGGTGAGCGGGCAGGACTGTTTCATCATGGGCAAGCCGCTGTTATGGGAGAAGGACGAGATGCACAGTGGCAAGGAGGCGAACTGTTGGTTCGTGCAGTTGGCATCGGGCAAGGATGCCTTGAGGAGATTTTTAGAAGTAGCCCCGTTCAAGCTCAAGTACGTTGCTTGGCAGCGTCATGGATCGGGTCGCTACCACGTTTACACATGGGAGCAATATGAGAATAAGGTAAAACGACATGGGAAGTACAAAGATAGCAGCACCACCGCCGCGTGATTATCCAAGGGAACTCGAAGAGTCACTGGAGACGCAGATAAAACTCGCGCCCGACCTGTACGGAGCGGAAGCCAGCGAGGCGTATGGGCAACCTGCCTACACGCGCCTTGGTCTGCGCACGCTGGAGGAGGCGTTGATGGGTGGCGAAGGTAGTCGCGGTTTGATGGATATTTATGGTGAGATGCAGCCTCGCCTTTCAGCGATGGAATCTGCTTCCGCACGCGCAGGCAGACAGGCTGACTTGGCCGATGTGGAGACTTACGGACAGCAGGCCACTGAGGCATTGCTGGGCAGTGACCCCTATAAGAAACAACTCAGTGACGAGTTGAGCCGCCAAGCCCTCTCCGAGCTTCAGGCGGGTGCAACGCTAGACCCTTCGCTGCGGCGTGAGGTGCAACAGAGTTACCGCCAAGCAGCTACCGCCAGAGGGATGGCGTACAGCCCAAGTAGCGCAGCCGAGGAGGCATACTTTACCGGCTTGCAGGCTGAACAGTTACGCCGCAACCGCCAGCAGTTCGCCCAGCAGGCACTGGGGCAAAGGCAACAGCTTACAGGCGATCCGTTCATGCAGATTCTGGGCAGGCCGGGGCAGACCTTTGCAGCCACACCGGGCTATGGACAACAGGGATTTGCAATGGGCCAGACTGGTGCCAGGTTATTCAGCCCGGAGAGCCAGTATGCGAGCGACCTTTACTCATCGAACATTCAGTCCCAGATGGCATCCAACATGGCGAGGGCGCAGTTGGGTGCGGGCAGGATGAGCGGCATTGGATCGGCACTGGGCGGCATTGCAGGTGGCATCTGTCACGTTGCCAGAGAAGTATATGGCGAGGACAACCCCAAGTGGGTGGAGTTCTTCGTATGGAAGGAGACTAAAGGCCCGCGCTGGTTCAAGGCGTTGTATAATGAGTACTCCGAACAATGGGCAGGGTTCATCCGCAACAAGCCGAGGCTGAAGTCTCTCATACGCCGCTGGATGAACAGCAGGATACAGGAGGTATAAGATGGCGGAAAATCCTTATAGCAAATACACAGGCACAAGAATCTCACCTGTCCCGGCAGGCTACCTGACGGCGGCAGGGCAGATGGCTGAAAACACCCGCGCAGGCTTGGCAGGGCTGGGCAAGAGCATCGGCGCAGGCATCGCCAAGTATTATGAGGATAAGGAGGAGGAGAAGCAGAAGGAAGCTACTCTTGGAGCGCATCTTTTGGGTCAAAATCTTTGGGATAAAGAGGCGGGCGAAGGGGGGAGTTCAATACCGAGCCTACCCGGAACCGGACAGAGCGGCTCTCCAACCAAACAAAATGTAACCGGGGATGAATTAAGGGAATGGGTTGAGAGAACTAAATTTATTGGTCGCGTTTTAGAGGGAGAAAAGCAAGTGCCGGGGATTCCCCCATTACCCGGAGTAGACTCCACGCCTGCCCCCACTCCCTCAGCAGACTTGGATGTTAACTCCATGAAGATTAGGGAAGCAGAAGGTTATCTTGATGAGATAAACAAAGAACTAAAAATACCAGATCCAAATGATTCTTCAAAAATTGAGCGAATGCTTCTTCAGAAGGAACAGATAGAACAATTCTTGAGAGAGAAAGAATTCGCACCCACAAGGAGCCAGATACCGGGTAAGTTGACTCGACCACTTGATCCTTTGGGTGACGCTTTTGCGCCGTTACAAACCGGGCATGATGGTATTTTGCCGTATGCTCCAATACCGGGTGAGATGCCGGGTAAACTGACTGAACCACTGCCGATGAGGCCGGGACTGCCGCAGCCGGGACAGATGCCGGGTAAACCGACTGAGCCGATGCAGGCAAGGGATCAGGTTTCTCAGAAGGGGGCAAGAGGGCGCAGACGCAATGTTCAGCAGAACATGAACGATTGGATTGAGAAGTACGGGGAGACTGCCAACCGAGAAACAATCCAGAATGCCTATGAAATCATCAAGGGCTATTCAGACAGTGACACTGCCAGAAAAGCCAACAGGTTAAGGCGCAAGACATTAAAGCAGGGACTGGAGAAGGGTGGACTGGATATTCAAAAACTTCAGGGTGAGCTTGACCAGATGAAAGATGGCGAGGTCAAGACCATGAGTATTCCGGGCGCACCTAATTACCTGTTCGCCAAGCCACCGGGACAAAAGGGCTGGATCGTGGTTCAGGTTCCGAAGGCTGCTATACCTGTTACACAGGCACAGGCAGACGCCGCCAACAAAAAGATGGCGAATCATGTGGACGAAGACGGCAAGAAAAAGCCCATTGAGTATCATTGGATTCCAGACATAAACAATCCCGGTAAGTTTCTGCCAAAGAGCATCAAGAAGGGGGCTGATCCGACTGCGCTGTTTAGATTACTGATGGGAGATGAACTCGATGCCCCAGAGTCAACCCCGGACAAGAAGGAGAAGAAGAACGGGGTGATTCAGTGGCGTGATTCCCTGCTAAACCCCAACTTTGATCCCAATAAGAAATAGTCATGCCGAAACAGGTCAAAGTTCCAACCGTGGGGGTGGTTGAGTTCCCCGAAGACTTCACGGATGAACAAATCACTGAGCAGATAGAGGCGTACCGCCTACGCAAGCGCGAGGAAGCCACTGCGCGCGGTGAGTCTTCAGATTGGGATGCACTGGAGCGTGCCAACGAAAAGTATGAGCAGGACTTTTATACACTCGACGAGGCAAACAAGTGGCTCAAGAAACAGACAGCAAGCGAAGCAAGCAGTGCCAAGTGGTGGAAACGTGCAGATGTTGCTGCTGAAATAGGCCAGTACGGCTTTGGGGTTCTTGATATATCAAGGCACGCAGAGGTTGCGGGACAGTTTGCTGGTGCTGTGGGCAGGGATATACTTGAGAGTGTTACTGGCAAGGACTATCCCCTGCACTCGCTGGTTCTTGAGCAGGCAGGCTGGGATAATCTTGAGGAGTTTTATAAAAGCGGTGAAGTAGCTCACACACCGGCATCTGGGCAGGCTTATGGTCTGCGCCCCGGCCCATTTTCCAGAGGTCTGGCGGCAGCGTCAGGCGACAAGTCCCTTGTAGAGGAATATCAGCGCACACTTCCAAGTTATCCAGCCGACATCCCCACAGAACAAGGCGGCTTGGGCGCACTTCCCAGTGGCATTGCCCACGGTGCTGAATTCCTGCCGACGATTGCGCTGGGTTCAGTCTTCCAGAGGGCAGGCGTTCCACCTTGGATAGCCTACGGTGGTGTGATGGGTGCAGATACCTATGGCAAGACTGGTGACCCGAAGGAAGCAGCCAAGTCTGGTGCAATGGGTGCGATTATTCCAAGCGTAGGGGCCGGGGGCAGAAACATGGCTGGCAACATGATGGCGAAGCTGAGTGAAAAAGCTCCCATGCTCGCCAACCACGCCACGGCCCACAAGGCTATAGAAAGCACCATCAGCCTTGGGACAATTGGGGTATTCATGGAAGGCATGAATATACAGGAGTACTTGAGGGCAACCCCAGAGAAGCGTGAGTGGATGATAATGCACTCAATAGGTTCACTCATAGCATTCGGCCCAATGGAAGCTGCCGCTGTGCGTGGACAACCAAGCCTCACCCAGACGAAACTTTCAACATCCAGACCCTTTGCAATCGCCGCTGCCAATCGCGGGGTAAAGGCACTCTTCGACAGCCCAGAAGGTCGCAGGGCTGTGCGGCAGATGGCTGATGATTATGCCGTCAACGCCCTTGACCCCAACAACGCGCGCTGGAGTGTGGTCAAGGCTTTAAGAACTACACCGGAGGGGAAGCAGATAGAGATCAAGCTGGACTTGGCGAAGAAGCAACCAGTCGTGCCGCTAACCGAGGCGGAAGCCCGCGACCTGAAGAATATAAATGTTGATCCGTTTGAGAAGCCTGAACCGAAACTCTCCTTGAGGGAAACTGTTGTAAGGATAGACCACCTACAAAGGATGCAGGAGAAGACTTCCCCGAAGTCAGAGGAAGGCATCAGGATTGCCGAGGAGATTAAGACCCTTGGCGATCAGGCAGACAGGATGCTGGGTATTGAGACGGCTCCGAAGGTTAAACTGGGAGCAATTCTGGGGCATTTAAAATCCTCCCAAAAGGAGCCAGCATTCGGACTTGGGCCAGAAGGGGCGGATTTACAATTCAAACTTTTACGGACTGCCCATGAGTGGATAAACGAACACCCCGATCTTCAGAAACACCTGAAGGGTAAGAAAGCTGAAGAATATAGCCTTGAACAACTGAGGGACTTTGTGGAGATGGAAATGGGTGCGGAGACGGCTCCGAAGGTTACAGAAAAAGCTCCCAAACATATTAGGGCATTTGAACAGTCTGAACTGGGCGTCGAACAGGTGGGCGAGAAGGACGTTCGCACATGGTTGAGCGAGGATGGGTACAAGTTCTATGAACAACCTGACGGGTCATGGGCAGACAAGCAGGGCGAGCGTGCGTGGGGCAACCTGACAGAGATGGTTGAGGCCAATTACCCTGAAGGCTTTGAGGCTGGGCCAAGGAACCTGAAGAAGAAGAGGGAGGGCAGTGTTGAGGAGTTCATGGAGGAACCTGTAGTTCCAGAATCCGCAGAGGTAAAGGAAGCGCGGAAACTTGCCGAAGGAAAACCACCAGCAGCCGATGCCCCTCTTGCCAGTCTGCCTCCGGGTGAATCCACCATGCCGCGCAGGATCAAGGCTCCAGATATCAGCGGTAAGGAGCCAATCAGCATTGCGGAGATACGCCAGTACCTTTCAGAGGCACTTGACATACCCATCCGGGTCAAGTCCGGGGCGCAATATTCTGGTTCAGCCTTGGGTGTATATTTCCCGAAGGCTGAAACCATCCGCGTCAACATGATTAACGACCTGCCCACCATCTCCCATGAGGTTGGGCATTACCTGCACTACATACTTTTCCCCGGCGCAAAGGACGCGCCCATGAAGCCCAAGGCCAGTGATTTCTACAAGAAATACGACCATGAGTTGTTCGATCTTGGCAAGGTGACCTCAAGGGAATCCTACACAAAACATCAAGTTAGAAAGGAGGGTGTAGCCGAGTTCTTCAGGCACTACCTCACTGACCGGGCGCAGGCGATGGCGAAGGCTCCCGACTTCCTGAACTATTTTGAGCAAGCCTTGGAACACCAACACCCGGAGGTCTGGAAGATAGTCAACAAGGCTCGCGAGGATGTCGGCCAGTACATTAACCAGCCAGCCAAGTCCAAGGTCAAGAGTGTCATCGACTTCGGTGAACACAAGGCCGAGGGCAAGACAATGGCTGAACGCTGGGAACTGTTCAAGGATGCATGGGTGGATGAGCTTGCCCCCATCCGGCGAGCGATGGATCAACTGATTGACCTGCCACCGGATATGGATGCCTACCAGCTTGCCATAAACTACACAGGCGGTTGGCGCGGCAAGGCAGAGTACACGATGGAGAGGGCGCAGATAGATTACAACGGCAAGGAGATGGGCGAATCACTGCGCCTAGTCCTGAAGGATGTTAAGAACCATGAAGACTTTTCAACCTACCTGGTTGCCAAGAGAGCCGTGGAACTTAACAACCGGGGGCTGAAGACTGGCATCGACATGGCAGATGCGAAGGAGGTGGTCAAAGACCTTGAGGGAAACTACGGGAAGTCTGCCGAGAGGCTACATAAGTTTCTGCACAACGAACTGAAGCTGGCCGAGCAGGCGGGGTTCATTGACGCCAAGCAGCGGCGAGCGATGGAGAAGAAAAACGAGTTCTATGTGCCTTGGCATCGCGTGATGGAGACAGCCGGGTTCACCGGGAAGCACGGCAAGGGCTTCGTAGACCTTGGCAAGCCAGTGAAGGGTTTCAAGGGAGGCGACCAACGTATCATTAACCCTCTGGAGAGTGTCATCAAGAACCTCTACCTGTTTAGGGATGTGTCTGAACGCAACCGGGTGGCAAAGGCTTTTGTTGATGCAGTTCAAGGCACTCGCGGTGGCGGCAGGGTGGCGGAAAAGGTTGGCCTCAAGCAGAAGCCCACCACGGTCAAGCCAGAGGAGATTGAGCGTTACCTCAAGGACATGGGGTCTGAAATGACAGAGATAGCCACAGGCGAAGTTCAAGACCACATCGGCTTTCAGATTTGGCGCAGCTACAATCCTTCAAGCGCAGGGGAGCAGGTCTTCGGGGTCTGGAGGAACGGGAAGCAGGAGTTTTATCAGGTCGAGGACGCCTCCCTCTACAAAGCCTTGCAGATGGCAGACAGTACCCACGCTTCCCTTATGAACTCAAAGCTGGCGCAAGGGTTCCTCGTCCACCCGACCAGACTTCTACGAGGTGGAGCCACGTTGACTCCTGAGTTTATGCTGCGCAACCCGTTCCGCGATCAGGTTACAGCAGGGATATTCTCCAAGCACGGTTACATCCCGATGGTGGATGGGTTCCGTGGAATGCTTTCCGCTCTAGGCAAGGATAAGCTGTATTGGGACTGGGTTAAGGCAGGTGGACGCTACGCAGATTTCCTCGCAGGGGATCGCAAGGACATTACGCGCACGTTGAAGGATTATTCCAATGAACCGCAAGTTAAGGAAACAATCAAGAAGTGGGGCAACCCACTCACTGGTCTCCAGAAGTTAAGCGAGTTGATGGAGGTATCCACGCGCATCAGTGAATTCCGCAGAGCCAAGGAGGCAGGACTTTCAGATGTGGCAGCAGCCAATGCCGCCAAGGATGTTACCCTGAACTTTGGCAGGCATGGATATTACGGGAAAGTATACAACAGCATATCCGCCTTTCATAACGCCAAGATTCAGGACATCAGTAAGTTTGGCAGGGCGCAAAAGGAACGCCCCGTCCAGACCAACCTGAAAGCCATGCTGTACGTCACCACCCCCAGTCTTCTCCTATGGTGGCTGGGCAAGGATGACCCGGAGATTCAAGACCTCCCCCCTTGGCGCAGGGCTTTGTTCTGGAACATGAACCTGAAGCCGCTGGCAGAAAAGGCTGGCGTGGAGATGGATGACTTTATAGTGAGCTTCCCCAAGCCGTTCCTGCTCGGCACAATCTACGGCACTGCCCCGGAAGCGGCACTGGACTTGGCCTACAAGAAAGACCCCAACGCCATTGCCAAGTTTTATGATGACCTTGAGCGTCACAGCCCACTGCCAATTGACCCGCTCAGGACTGTGACAACCAAGAAGATGCGTGAAAGCGTTGGGTTACACTTGGAGGAGGGGGGCATAGTCAACTGGGACAACGCCCCGACTGTCCTCAAGCCAATCATAGAGAACTCCGTGAACTATGACTTCTTCAGGGGGAGGTTACTGGAGAGCCACGGCATACAGAATCTTCCAGCAGAATTACGCATGGGGCCACACACCAGCGAGGTTGCCAAGTTACTTGGAGCTAAAACTGGATACTCCCCAATAAAAATAGACAATGCCGTTCACAAGATACTGGCAGGCTTGGGGCGTTACGGCACAGACGCACTTGATTATGCGCTGGTGCATTCGCAGATTGTTGACATACCCACCCCGCCCAAGAAGATGCTGCGCGAACGCCCACTGTTCCGCGCCTTCGCACAGTCACCCTATGCAGCCAATAGACAGGTGCAGGAATTTTACAGAGGAGCAGAACTCATGGATCAAAGACTCGCTGCCATGAAACAGTTTGGGGCGCACATGGGAACGAAGGAGCAGAAGGACTACTTCGCAAAGAACAAGATGGAGATTCTGTTTTACATGGCTCCCACTGAACTAATGGGGAAAGAAACACAAAGGCACAAGCTCATCACCGAGGGGCGAAGTGATCTCGGCACAATCACAAGGGCAATGATGTTTGTTCAGAAAAACCCCAAGATGTCAGCAGAGGCAAAGCAAAAGCGGCTCATTAAACTTTCAGAGAAAAGAAACAAATACGCCAAGGGACTGGTGAAATTGTTGCACCCGAATGATTACAAACGGGTTAGATAAGTAGACTTTTTGAACTATAAGAATAAGGGGGTGGCGGCTGAACTCGCAGTCGCCCACCAACTAGCGCACCGTGGACTTGGTGTAGCATGGCCGGTTGGGGATAACGAGCCGTATGACCTGATCGTAACTGGCTTGTCTGGCTCCCTGTACAGAACTCAAGTCAAGAGTGCTGGCAAGACCAAGCATGGCACATACAAAATCCCCTTCACCTATGGCCGAATCAACGCCACCAAGTATGACGCCAGTCACATCGAGGTGCTGATTGCTCGCCTGCCCTATGACGAGGACTATGAAGAGTTCCATCATGCTGGCTACTATGTCATGCCCATTGGCGTCCTCACCACGGGCAAGGGCATCTTCTATCCACCGGGCAAGGGACGCTACCCGCAGTGGGTGAGTAAGTTTGAGAAGTGGCGTGAAGCATGGGAGGTCTTTGAATGAGACTGCCCAAGCTCAATACACTTATCCAAGTAACCTGGTTCGATATCGTGGGTGCGATCAATGAACGCTCGCAAAGAATTAAACCGCAACGCTGCGTCACTATTGGTAGACTGCTGCGTGTGGAGAAGGACTACATACTTGTAGCCTCGTCAATATACGAGGGGGAGGGAGAAGACCCCACAGTGGATGGCACGGCCATTCCATTGGGGGTGTGTGAATCTATAAAACGGGTCTAGACTAACGTCCTCCTGCTCCCACACTTGTTGTCATGGAAGTTGACACGCTCGGACACTGCCTCGCGCAGCTTCGCCTCGATGTGGTCGTAGAACTTTGCGCCGACCCGATCACGTTTCCCACCAGCAAGTGCCAGTGCCAATTCACGAACTGCTTTCTTGTTCATTAACATTGCTGTTTTCTTTCTGCTAACTCGCGGCCACAACGGCTGCGAACTTCGATAGTATATCACACTGCCTTTTTAAAAATTACAGAATCACCCTCATTCGGGTAGTTTCATTATCTAAATGTTTAAGTTTCCTATTATAACTTCTGTGAATAACTTTTTCTTTTTGGGTTTTTGGGATGTGAACAAGTGTTAAACATTCTTTGTGCTTTTTTGATTGCATTCAGGCTGCACAGAAACTACTGTCCCACCACAAGGAGATGGCTGAAACGCATCGCAAGTTTATCGGGTTCTACTGTACACCAACGGAAGCTAAAAAAATCCGTGCCGCTGCAAAAAGGAACCGCCGCAGTGTGTCGAGCTACATCCGTGCGAAACTTCTGGCACACGGAGGCACGGGCAAATGAATTTAAACGGGGCAGAACAAGTGCGCTCCTTCAGCCATCTACTGGCAACCTCCTTGCGTACTTGCCTGCCCCAATTTACTTCGTTGGACAGCGGTTGTCCATCCCCCCATGGTAGAGACTGATTATGAATCAATACGATATGTCTGACAACGAAACACATGACACTCCAATCTGCCCAGAACACGGGCTGGCCCTGCCCGACAAGGAATGGGATGAGGATAAGGAGGAGTGGGTGTGCTTGAAATGCGAGGGGGATGAATGAACACGATAGTCGAAGATATACTGACCGAGCAGGTAGGAGAGCCAATGCAGATTTGCCCACACGAATGCCGGAAGATAATCGGCAGGATGTTCTGCGAGGTGAAGCCTTCATGTATGCAGGCGGCAGAGACTTTCACACCACATAACTGGGAGTGTCCTCTCTTCCCTTGCGACGAGAACCCGATCCGTAACGATGATGAACTAGTCGTTCAAATTGCAGAGGGGCTGGAGTTCGAGAAGCTGCCCCGCACGAACGAGGGCATCGTGAAACTTTTAGCAATTTGGATATTCTCTTGAAAGAACTCACCATACTTTCACTGGGTGCTGGAGTGCAGTCCACTTGCCTCGCCCTCATGGCTGCGAAGGGGGAGGTTACGCCTGCCCCGGATTACTGTATATTCGCTGACACTAAAGCTGAACCCCATCACGTTCTCAGCCACTTGGAGTGGTTGGAGGAGGAGCTGCCTTTCCCGGTTATCACTGTGGATAATGGTCATATCTGGAAGGACGTACTCAAGTCAGCCAAGGATGGTGACCGGGTAGCCAACCCACCCTTCTACACCAAGAGCCATGAAGGAGAGAAGGGCATACTCAAGCGTGGATGCACCATAGAGTACAAGGTCAAACCTATCCAGCGTAAGATGCGCGAACTGCTCGGATTCAAGAAGGGGCAACGCATCAAGGATGCTCATGTCGAGCAATGGATAGGGATTAGCTTTGATGAGCGCACCCGCATGAAGATGAATTTGGATAAGTGGGTCACGAATCGCTGGCCCCTCATCGAGAAGGAGATGACCCGCGCTGATTGCTACCGATGGATGGAAGGGAATGGCTATCCAAAGCCGCCGAGGAGTGCCTGCACGTTCTGTCCGTATCACAACAACGACTACTGGCGTTACCTAAAGAATGATTGGCCTCAAGAATTTGAAGAGGCTTGTGAGTTCGATGAACTGATTCGCGATGGAATCAATCGGGCATCAGCCAAGGACTTTCGGTCAGAAGGACTGTACCTCCACTCCGACCTAGTGCCACTGCGAGAGGTTGACCTGTCCACTGATGTGGATCGGGGGCAAATGTCCTTTTTAGATGAGTGCGACTCTGTCTGTATGTTATGAAACCAAAGACCATCAAGCTCGCCATCGACCTGCTGCTTCTGGCGGGGTTGTGCTGGCTGCTATACCAATTTTTAAGATGAGCAAGATGTCAAGGGACAAAGGGAAACGTGGAGAACGAGAACTCGCACAGTTGTTTACTGGTGAGGGCTACCCGGCAAAACGCTTCGGCTTCGCTCAAACCCGCTTCGGTGGGTGCGAGGGAGCCGATGTCGTTTGCGGCTCGCTGCCTTGGTTGCACGTTGAGTGTAAGCGATACAAGAAGTTCATGGGAGCCAAGCTGCGTGCTGCTCTGGAGCAGAGTGAGCGTGATCGTAAACCCAACACCATCGCCAGTGTCTTCCACCGGGAAGATGAATCCAAGTGGTACGTCACTATGGAGGCAGTGGATTTCTTCAGGATTGTAAGGGGGGAATTTGAATGAACGACCAAGACATCTCTGCCTCTTCAGTGGGATCGGAGCATGGGCAATCGCCAGCGAGTGGGCAGGATACCGAACAGTTGGCTTTGCCGAATGTGCCGACTACCCCTCCAGAGTCCTCAAGCGACACTGGCCCCACATCAAAAACTATGGGGATGTCAGAAAAGTCACTGCAAAGAAAACAGGACGCATCGACCTCATCACAGCCTCCCCACCCTGCCAACCCTACTCCGTGGCTAATAGAAACCGAGGCGACAAATCAGATGACCGTATCCTCTGGCCGGAACTGTGCCGAGTTGTTGAAGACATCCGACCCCGCTGGGTTGTTGGTGAAGAAACTCCTGACTTCGCAAACATGGGACTCGACGATCTTTTCGATGCGCTTTGTGCCGATGGCTACGCCTGCCAAGCGATTATACTTCCGGCTTGCAGTGTCGGAGCGAGACACATTCGATCACGACTTTGGTTCGTGGCCCACACCGACCAGCCGGGACTGGAAGGATACCGGGACTATGGAGAATGTCCCAGAAAACGCACTGCTTGGACGAGCATACCATCACACCTATGGGGGGAACCTGCCGGGAGAATTCAGCGAGTGGCTGATGGGTATTCCACTTGGCCTCACCGCCCTTCCCGCATCAAGGCAATTGGGAACTCAATAGTTCCCCAACTGGCTTATGAGATTTTAAAAATCACCAACAACAGAAAGAAAACATAATGGAAAAACAAATCGTACAGTTGAAAGACACTGAACTAATGTGGCCCAACCTCTCGGAGAAATCTGAGATGTCTGGGAAGTACCAGGTTGACCTAGTCAATCTCAACAAGAAACAAGTCACGCTTCTCGAAGCCGCTGGCCTTACTGTCAGGGATGGCAAGAAGGAGGGCAAGGCTGACAAGGGAAACTGGATCACTGCCAAGAGCAACTACCCACCCCGTGTCTATGACGGGCGTAATGGTAGCCCCAAGGGAACCCTCTTCCCTCTCGAACAGGAGCGGGTAGGCAATGGCTCAATGGCCCTAGTGCAACTCACTGCCTATGACTGGGAATTTCGAGGCCAGACCGGGCGTAACGCTGGACTGGATGCCTTGAAGATCACCAAGCTGAAGGGAGTGGAAGGTGGTGGCGACCCTTTCGACGACGAGAAACCGAGAGGCGACCCTTTCGACGACGAGAAACCGAGCGGCGACCCGTCCTAAAAAAGAAACGGGGTCGGTTTCGGAAGAAGAAAAAGAAGAAGCCCTTTTTACCGGATGACTTCTTTGACTTCTACGCCTAAACATTAACTGGCACGCAAGGGGATTGCGGCGGCTTTTCACGGCTTGTAACATACTACCCCTGCACGGGCTAATCGCATAATGCCCGTGCCGTGCCGTGCCTTTCATTTCAAACCAAGGAGAAAATTATGCCGTTGAAAGAAATAGAATCCAGCCATTGGTACACACCTAATGGCGACCCAGCCCATAAATGGGAGGGTAAACCCACAACCCTTCGCACAGCCAAGAAGCTTCAACGCGAGAAGGGGCTGTCATTATATCCGAGCGTAACGAATATGCTAAACATCCTAGCCAAGCCAGCCCTCACCAGATGGATGATCGAGGGCGGCATTATCGCCACCATTGTGATGCTCGAAGAATCTGGGATGCTCAATGCCAAGGGCAAGAACCTCTGCCACGATATCGTGGAGGAGGGGCTGCTGGGCCAGAAGTTCAAGCAGGACGCCTACGAACACAGCCGCCAACGCAGCGGTCATGCCGTGAACTTCGGCTCACGCTGGCACGCCATGGCTGAAGCCATAAACAATGATGAAGAACCTGGTGAAGATTTGGAACTGGAACCCTACGTCCCGCTCTACCGGGCGTGGAAGGATGAGCATCTAGGCAAGATTCACTTCGCAGAGATGCGGGTGGTGAACAAGGACGTAGGCTACGGCGGCTGTGCCGATCTGGTGTGTGAACTCCACGACCATCCCGGCGATATCTTTGTCCTCGACTTCAAGACTACCGGAAAGCCTGCCAAGCAACTGCGAGCATGGCCCGATCATGCCTATCAACTCGCCAGCTACGCGCAAGCCATCCGCCCACACTTCCCTGACAAGACAATCCGCACAGGCAACGTGATGGTCAGCAGCATAGAGCCTAGCGCACCCAAGCTGCACCTGTGGAAGCTCGCAGAGCAGGGCAACGCTTGGGCAGTCTTCAAGAGTGTGGCAGAAATCTGGCAGAGGACAAAGGACTACAGGCCATGACACCGCAACAGGTTGCCGAGACACTGCTGGGTCGCATCGAATGGGAAGGCAACTCGACAGGCTTCTGCATCTGCCCCGGCTTTGCCCTCCACACCGGGAAGGACAGGGACAGGGACACTCAAGTCTTCATAGAAGGCGCACCAACCATCCACTGCTTCCATGACTCATGCAACGCAGCCGTAGCCGAAGCCAACTTCAAGCTGCGGCAGGCCATCGGCAAGGAGGACGGTACTGTCGAGAAACTGGATCGCCCTGCCAGAGCCAAGGCCAAGGCCAAGCAGTCCAAGGACATCGGCAATGCCAAGAAGATGCTGCGCAGAATCATGGAGCAACGCTGGCATCCAGCCGATATGTTTGAAGACTCACCCTATAGGCTGCTGGAAGATTCCACCCACGACTGGCGCAGGCTATTAGCACTGTTCGAGGAGGATGATGTGGTCTGGATAGGGGATGTCACAGACAGTGGTGACCCCTCCCATGCCTCCCATTTCCGCAAGCGGAAGGTCTGGGAAAGGGAGGAGAATTGCCCCGGAGCGTTTACCTGCCCTGCCACCTTCACCAAGGGGAGCTATCGTCGCTCCAAGAGCAACGTCGAGCGATTAAAGTACCTTGTGGTGGAGTCCGATGAGTTGGAAAAGGATGAGATAGGGGCTGTGTTCCGCTGGCTCAACAAGTTCCTACCCCTCTATGCCGTGGTCGATACCGCTGGCAAGTCCCTGCATGGCTGGTTTGAGTACCCGCCCACCCGCACCATCCCTGTCCTCAAGCAGACCCTTGTTGAACTTGGGTGTGACGGGAAGATGTTTACTCAATCTCAACCCTGCCGCCTGCCCAGCGCAAAGCGCGGGAAACTATTTCAATCACTACTTTTTTACGCACCCGATGGATTCCAACGATAATGCCTACCACCCGCTAGACGGGCTGTCCCAACACCTAGAACTGCAAGCCAGCGACCTCAAGCCTTTGCCCGAAATTGTCATGGGCAACCGCTTCGTTGCCGATGGTAACATCAAGGAACCACCACAGCTAATCGATGGTGTGCTGCACCAAGGGAGTAAGCTCATCATCGGCGGTGGATCAAAGGGGCGGAAGACTTGGGCGTTCCTCGACCTCGCCATGTGCGTTTCCGAGGGCATACCGTGGTGGGGTTGGCCTTGCAACAGGGGCAAGGTGCTGTACCTGAACTTCGAGCTACAGCCCTTCGCTATGCAGAAGAGAATGCGGATGATCATCAGCCACTACAACGACTATACAAACCACCAGGTTAGTGGCGAGAACTTCGGGGTCTGGAACCTGCGTGGTCACGCCAAGGGTGTGGAAGAACTGCGCAAGCAGATTCAGACTGAACTGCACACCTACTCAATGGTCATATTCGACCCGCTGTACAAGATGCTGGGCAGCAGGTCGGAGAATGATGCTGGAGATATGGGCGGATTGATGAATGAACTGGAGAACATCTCAGTTGAATGCGATATCAGCATAGTCATTGGCGCACACTACCGCAAAGGTGGGCCGGGAGAGGGCAAGACCTTTGACCGCATCAGTGGCAGTGGCGTGCTTGCCCGTGACCCAGATGCCATCCTCACCATGACCGATCTGGACGATCAAGAGGATGAGAACGAAACAGAGCGTGAATGCTGCGTGGTTGA